TCATACTAGAATTACTTGGTAAGTTATTGGCTAGTATAGGAAAAGCTATCTGGGATTGGTTTAAAGAAACTTCACTTGGTAAATGGATAACTGAACATTGGAAAGGATTATTAGCTACTTTACTAGCATTATTTGTTGGATGGCAATTATTGAAAATAGCTGGACCAACATTACTTAAAGCCCTATTTGGTTGGATAACTGGTGGAAAAATAGGTGAAGTTTTCCGTACACTAGGAACTAAGTTTATGGATGTGTTTACTTCTACGCAGTTTGGTAGTGATATGGTGCGTGGATTTAAAGGTATGTTTACTAGTGGAGGAATGATTGGCGCATTTAAGTCTGGAGGAGCCTCTCTGGGTACTATTTTCGCTCAGGCGTTAGTTGCAGTGGCAGGAGTAGTAATCGCAACTGGTAGTATGATGAAGGGATTTGACATGATTGCTGATGATACTTCATATAATATTGGTTTGATGGGAGCAGGTGGCAAGGAAAAAGATAAAAAATCTGGTGCTGGTGGTGCTGCGGTTAGCATATTAGGTGGGGCAGCTGGTGGAGCATTAGCAGGTCTTGCGATTGGAGGACCAATTGGAGCCGCAATAGGCGCTGGTGTTGGAGCAATTGCAGGTACATTTACTAGTATATTAGCTCCAGCAATAGAACAAGCAGAAGTATCAGCACGAAAGATGAATAATGAACTACAGAAAATAGAATACTATGAAGGTGCAGTAAAAGGCGCTCAAACACAAGTAGATGAATTTGACGAGTTATTGAAACTATCAAATGATTCATTAGAGGCACAAAAAACGAAAGTATATGATTTAGGAGAAAAATATGGAGTAAGTTCATCTAAATTAGATACTTTAGTACAAGCTATGAAAGACGGGAATTATAATTCAGAAATGGCAGTTGGATTGAACAGCGAGTTAGTTGGAGCATTAGAGCAATTAGACTGGCATTATCAAAACAACGAAAGTGTCACAAAGAAATTAACTGAAGCGAAAAAGAAATTACAAATTGCAGAATTAGAACTAGCGATAGCAGAGGATGTAAGTGCTGGTAATTTTGAATTAGCAACCGCTAGAATTGAATACGCAATGGCCGCAGGATTATACTCAACAGAAGAAGCAGCTGGAAAAATGGCTCAAATACTAAAAGAAACAAGTTACACAGAAGGTCAAGAATTATTGAAAAATGTTTCTCCTGATTTGCAAAAGAAATTTACAGATTATAACGAAATAACAACTGACCAATTAAGATATTATGCTGATAAATTTCATAAAGCATCCAAAGAAGAACGAGATGGGATGTTAAAAGACTTTAGCCCAGAAATACGCGATAAATTCTTAGGTTACCTAGGTGCAACCGCAGACTTTAAGAGAGATTATATAGATTATTATAATGAAGCAAACGAAGAAATGAAAAAAATTATAACCGACCCAAATGTAACAAGAGAAATGGAAAAAGCAGGTGAAAGAAACGCAGAAGCAATACGTAAAGGTCTTCAAAATGCTACAACTTGGGATAAATTCAGAGCTTGGTGGGCAGATATTCTTCCTGGTGGAAAAACCTCAGGTGATATTTATGCAGAAGTTGGTTCACGTAGTGGAGTTAGAATACAGAAAAACGCACTTGGTACAAATTACGTTGAAGCAGACGGTTTACAATACTTACATCAAGGAGAAGCTATCATTCCTAAAAAGTATAATCAACCATATCAACCAGGTGGTATGTCAGCAGAGGAACGAGCTTATATGGATAGAATGATAGCAACTATGAATAGACTAGATGGTACGATTGCACAAGGTATAAATGTAAAAGGTGAGTTTAGACAACGTGGAAATGACTTAGTAGCAACAGTTGAAAAGAACAAAAGTAGACAAAGTAATACAGTACTAAATAATAAAGTATATGCAAGATAAGGAGGTAGGTCAATATGGGATTATGTCCTAAGACAAATTCATTTGCGCCATTACTAATAATAAATGGAGAAAAATTTTATTTCCATGACCCAAATGGTAATCGTTTGACTGAGGATTATTCGGAGTATGACAAAGAACATCCTCTTTGGAATACTGTGAATAACCCAGCCATTGGGTATCAAGAAAAATCTGAACAATTAGTAAGGTCAACAAGAAATGCAAAAGGTCAGGTAGTATCACAAAAAATAAATCGTAGAATAAATAAATTTGAAAACCTATACTGGCCTTACCTTTCTAGGTATGACGTAAACTGGTTAAAAAAACAAATAGCGAAATTTAATTGTAGTTTGACTTATTGGGACGATGAGAAAGAACAAGTTATAACCAGACAGTTTTACTGGGGTGACTTTGAAGCTACTCCTTGTGAATGGGAAACAGTAAAACACTATGTTGGTAAAGACTATTTATACATAAAAAGACCAGTTTGGTATAAAGATGTAAAATGTAATCTAATAGATAAAGGTTATTAGAAAGGAGGGTAACTATGGCAATAAAAAGAAATACAGACGGTACAATAAATATGAATGAGTTTGAAAATCACTTGAAAGCTTCTTCAAGACAGGAAGGTTATTTGGAAATAATAATGTTCACACCTGACCCGAATGTAAGGCTAAATTCTATTACTTCTGATGATAAATTAGATATTTGTAATATAGATAGTGTTGGGGACATCAGAAAATACACAAATATTACAGTAGCTACACTAGAAGAAAATTTATGGCTTTTGAACAGTAGATTTCCTGTATATCAAAACGGAAAAGTAGACGGATATATTTCAAATAGTATGTCTAACTCAAATGGGGAGTTTACAACTAATCCAAAAATGACTGTGCAATTGAGTAGTGCTGCTGAAGCCGAAAACTTTTCTGTAATATTAAATCCAGCTGTACCAACAGGTTACCCTAAAACTATAAAACTTTATTGTTATGATAAAGACAATAATCAAATAGGAGTGTTTACAAAAGATTTAACTTGGACAGAAGATAGTGGTGAAACAGATGAAGAGGGTGATGTTTTATATATTACAAAGACCTTAGATACACTACCTTCTGTTAATTTTGAATTAAATTTAAGTAATTTGTATAAAGTTGAATGCGAATTTATAGGAACACGTTTTGGAAATCGTAGAATTAGAGTAAGTTCAATTATGTTTGGTAAAACTATATATTTAAACCAAGACCAAGTGTTAAATGTAGAATTCACAGATAAAACCTCATTTGTACCTGATACATTACCAAGTAGGACCTTCTCTTTTGACTTAAATAATTACGATGGTACTTATAATGTAGATAATCCTGCTAATGGTTATTTATCATTAAACAAGCAAACTAGAGTACAGTTTAGAATTGGATATAATGTAGCAGGGTACGTATATAATGAAGATGGTACTGTAAAATTTGATAGCGTAAATAATCTCCCAATTGTGAACAATGAAGAAGGACTAGAAGAAATAGAATGGGATGATTGGAAAGAACTACGTTTAATAAATGTATCAGCTAATGCAGACGAAAGTGCTACTTTTGAATGTGGCTCAATATTAGATGTTATGACAGAAACTTACACACAAGAAGTATTTGAAGGAGCTAATAGAACAGTAGAATATATCACTAATAGTGTGTTATCATTCGAAGGATTAGATGAAGGCATAATAGAATGGTCATCAGATGATGATTCTAAATCTTATAAAGATTATCAAATAAATACTGTATTACCAGAAGTATCATGCAGAGAAATCATACAAAGACTAGCGTTTAGTATAGGAGCTACAATACTAATAAAAGATAATGGTAAAATAAAATTCGCTAACTTAAATTTAAACAAACCAGAAAGTTTCACTCATAATTTCACATGGGATTATAAAGATTTTGAAAGTATCCCAGCAGCAGAACAATTAGAAAGTATAAGTGATATTAGTGAATTATCTATGCCTAAATATTACTCTACATTGAAACAAGATGGTGATATTTCTTATAAAGACCATGAAAATCAAACTATTATCACCACAGTTAAGTGTACTTCTATAAGTCAAGAAGTAACATACAGTGAATGTTTAGCAAATGCAGCTAGAATAAGCGAAAAGGATACATCTGGTGCTACTCTAAGAGATGATTACCACTTATACGCAAGACGTGGTATTATAAATTTAGCTGGTTTAGCAACTGGTAAAACAGCTTCAGTGGATATAATTGGTTATCCAATAGAAACTAAAACTATACAAGAAAGAAATGTAACAAGTGATAGTTTGGTATTAGAAACTGATTTATTAAAAGAAGACCCAGGTAATAAAATAAAAACTAAATATGCCGAATGGTATAAGAAAAAGTTTAAATATAATATAACAACAAGAGGAGAACCTTTAGTAGACGCAGGTGATTATGGTATTATTCAAACGCAATTTAGTGAACGAATGCCAGTTTATATACTACAAAATCATTGGTCATTTGATGGTACCTGGTCTGGAGATATGGAGGTGATTGCACTTGGTTAGAGATTGGATTGAAGCAGTAACAGATAGAACTTATGGTGATGTTCAGATGGTGCAATCAAACCCAGAATTAGAACACGCCAAAGGTGCTTGGAACGCAGAAGACTTGAACAGAATAGAAAAAAATACAGCTTACTGTGTTGAATATATGCTAGAAAAGAAAATATATCGCTCAGACCCAAAACTAGAAATAAAAGATAACGACCATTGGACGGGTGATATGGTACCAACATATAACGATATATATAGAATAATAAATAATGTAATGCAAATCACAGAATATGCTAGAGAAAATAATGCTAATATTCAAGAGGAATTACCTGTATTGTACCCATCAACACATATTGATTATGTACTAGCAAACAATATTGAAAGAGCGTTAGATGTCTTACATGACCAACCTGACCCACCTAAAGACTATTTTAAATTAACCATTGAAGAGGGTATAATTTTAAGAGTAGTTAGATATACTGGTGAAATAGAAGAAGTAAACTCAAACGAAGTATTACTAGCAGAAGATGAAGTAGCTACTATTAGAGGTGTACCAAGTGAACCAGATGCTCAATACAAAATATTTCAATTTTGGTCTGGTAACGAAGATGACTTACAATACTTAGACCATTGGGATAGACAAGAAACAAATTATTTAGGTCAATATAGAAATGTTAAATTTAAAGCTAATTTTCAAACTAGAATACCTAGAACATTAACATTAAACAGTGCATATATTTCTACAACTGGAAGTGATACAGCAGAAAGTGGTCCATCAACTGGCGTATATTATGCTGGTGATAGAGTTATGATTATTGCTAATCGTGCTTCAACTGGTAAGATGTTTTATGAGTGGCAAGGAACCAAAGAAGCAATAGATAATATAGTTGGTGTAACAAGTACATTAGACCCATCTACCGCTTGGTTACAAATGCCTGATTGTGATGTCGAGTTAACACCTTTATATGTAAGTGCGGATGGAAATAAAGTCACCGTAAAAAATGGTTCTGGTACTGGTTGGTATAAATATAAAGAATATGTATCAATTTCAGCAGATGTACCATCACATTATGGTTTTGATAACTGGTCAGGAGATACTAACTATTTAAGTGATATTCATAGTGCTTGGCAATCATTTGAAATGCCTGATAGGCCACTAAGTTTTGTAGCAAATTATAGTTATAGATACTCATATAATGATGTACAAATTATAGATGGTTTGATAAGCTATAATGGTTCAAATGTTAGCAGTGTAAGCGGAGTAAAACAAACTAGCTCACTTACTCTAGTACCAACACCACCAGATAGCACTCAAGGATTATATTACTGGGAAATAGAAGGTCTTGGTAGTATAGGAACAGATAACGTAGGAAATCATACAAATTCATTCACTGTTGGTGACGGAAACGCTATTATCACAGGTCACTACTCTACATTAAGAAATCTAACTGTTACTAATGTGAACAATGGAGGAGGTACTTCACGTTACTCAATCGCACAAGGTCGTAAACAAAGATTAACTACTACTTCATCTACGGGAAGTTATAGATTTAATGGTTGGTATGAAAACAATACAAGAATTAGTACGTCAACGACATTGGACGTAACCATAGGTGAAGAAGATAGGACCATTGAAGCTAGATATGATTATTATGCAACTTATACAGTAACACTAGTGAACAGAAACAACTCAGGCGAAACTACTACTTCACAAATATTATCTGGAAACTACTGGAGCTCATCTACTAATGAAGAAGTAGGAGATTATTTGCTAGTAGGATGGAATAAAAACGGAACTCAAGTGAGTACTTCAACAAGTTACGGTTTTTATGTATATAGTGACACTACAATTGAAGTTGTGTATAGACCAAAAGAAACTTATCATTTAACAGTAAACAACGGTAGTGGTTCAGGCGACTATAAAGAACGTCAATCAGTTACAATTACAGCAGATGATGGAGACTTCTCAGATTGGTCAACGTCAAATATATACAGTATCGGTTCTCGATATTCAAAATCTACTTGGGTTAAACTTGGTAGAGGTGATGGTACTGTTACAGCTAATTATAATCTAAGACAAATAACAGTTGTTACAAACAGTGGAACGAATACTTATAGTGTAAGAGAGGGAGCTGGACTAAGTATAAATGCTTTACCGGCACCAAGCACGTATGAATGGGATACATCAGTTGGTTGGACAATAGATGAAGGTGGAACAGGGTCATTCGCAAATAGCTCAAGGTCTGACACAACATTCTACGCTGGTTCGACAGATGCTACTATAAGAGCTAATTATAAACCAATTCCTTACTTTACAGTAACCGTTATAAATGGTTATGTTGGAGCGACGGAAGCTGACTTAGATAAAAAATTAAGTACAGGAACATTTTTAAGAGACAGTTCACCGTATATAAGAATGCTACCAGCACCAGATACTCGTAGATTTTTGCAATGGCAGATAAATCAAGGTGAAGATAGTGACGTTTACCAACCACTAGCAGAAACGACATATATAAGACAATTATTGCATGATGTTGAAGTAGAAGCGCTTTATTATATACCAGACCCAGAATTGAAATTTACTCTAACAGTAAGAAAACACGATGGTACAATTCAAGAATATAGAAATCCAGTTGGATATGAACAAAAATTATCAGCAAGTACTCCGCCAGAAGGTATGAAATTTTATCGTTGGGAGGAAGATTATAAATATCTTGCTCATGGACGATATGAAGCTGAAAACTTAGTTAGAATGCCAGGACAAGATGTATTGTTAGAAGAACATTTCGTACCAAAAGACTGGACACCTACTTTTCATTTACACATGACCACAATGAGCGAGTGTATGTATGAAACTACTTATACTGACCCTGAAACAGGAGAAACAGAAGTAAGAGAAGTTTGGGATACTGAGCACGAATATGAAGAAGGAACCAAAGTACAAATAAGAACAAAAAATATACATTTTGAATGGGAATTTGTACAATGGGACGTTGTAGATGAAAATGGAAACAGTTGTGTTGAATATTTAGCAGAATTAAAAAAAGAAGTAACAACGGTTGAAATGCCAGATAAAGATTTATATATAAGTCCTATAACAAAAGAAAAACAAAAATATAAAATGATTATCATAGATGGCGAACCTAGTGACCAAGATTATGTTGAAGGTGCTAGAGCAGATATTTACTTCTTTAAGGAAACAGAAGAATCTAAACGTGGAGAAGTGAAATTCAGTTTCAAAAGATGGGTTAGTGGAGCTGGTACAGAAATAGGAGTACAAGATTTAACATTATATGATACAGGAAAACAATTTAATGTACTTACTGCTGGTACACAAGAAGAACCTCAACAAATATCAATGCCAGCAAAAAATGTAGTAATTCAAGCTACTTATGATACTTTGTATCATGTAGACATAACCAATGGTACTATAGATGGTTTAACAGAAGGTGATGAACCATATTATAAAGTTGGAACAAAAATAAATATAACAGCTGATGAACCACCTGAGAATAAAAAATTCATAAGATGGGAAGGTACAACAGAGTACATTCAAAATAAATGGGACCCAACTACAACTATAACTATGGGTGCGCATTACGTAAAATTAACAGCAGTATATGCACTGACAACAGATGAAAATGATATAGGTTATAGCTCAGTTAGTTTAAAAGACAAAGATACAATAAACATTGACGACATAACACTTGTCTCTGGTCAAATAAGACTTGGATGTATAATAACTGATAATATAGGACATAATTATATAGTAAGAAGTGTTGATGAAATAAATAGCACAGCAGTAATAACTAGAATGACTAAAATAAATAAAGGAGGTAATGTGTATGAGTAATAATGTAGGTTGGATAACTGAAAAACTCCCAAGAACAATCGGGGAGGAAATCACGATTACCTCTCCTGATAAATTTAATATAATTTCAGGAGAACCAGATGTAGGATTTATAGTGTATGATGACGATGGTACTATCGGAATCTGTTCACAATTTACCAGAGATGAGTCTGGAAATCCTAGTTATAAAATCAAAACTACTTCTCTGAATACAGAAATTGATATTCAGGACATATTATCGAAAAATTATTAGGATTTTAGTAAAAATGACCTCTCAGAATTGATTTTAACACTTTTAAATAATAAAAACATATAACTTGTCGTCTAAGACATAAAATCGCTGTATGGGCATTGTAACGCTTATACAGCGATTTGTGCATTTTTAAGCATTTTATTGTACATTTTTTAAAGGTTTCGACATAATTCGACAAAATTTTGCAAGGTACGACATAAAAAGTGAACAGATTGGAGGATTTTATGAGTAGTAATAAAAGAGCGAAGGAAGAACTAATCAGAATTTATGGTGCAGAATGTTTTATTGAAAAATTAAAATTGAGAAAAGATGTTAAACCTACTAGATATAAAAGTAAAGGTCAGATGAAAAAAATGAAACAACTAACTTTTCATCATATCAAAATGAGAAAAGATGGTGGTAGAGCTACTGTGGAAAACGGAGCGTTATTATCTGCTGAAAATCATGCTTGGTTTCACCAACAAAGTTCTAAAGACCAGACCCAAATGAACGCTATGTTTCAAGAATATAAAAAACAATATCAAGAATGCGAAGTAGTATTCGTCGATGATTTAGATTTAGACTTTGAAATAAAAGCTATGGAATTTCATATAGACGAAAAGGAACAGAAAAAAGATAAATACAACCGAGCAAAAGAAAAAAGAGAATTCCAAAAAAGAGTAGACGAAGAATTATACAGATAAACTAATAATGTGAACAGATTTGCACAGATGCGTCTTAGAACAAAAAATGGTATCGACATTTCTGTCGGTACCATATAATATAATTAAGCAAGTTCCAAATCTACGTTTCTAAATTCTTTTCCTGCTTTTGAAGTTGTTGTTTTGATAGTCATATTTACTCTTGTTCCAACTAATTTTTCAGCTCCATCTAAGAAGTCTCCTAATTCAACACCTTCTACTCCAAATTTCTTTAATTGTGTAACAGCTCTAGCAACAGCTGTTTGAGTTGATTTTAAGTCTTCACCTGCAAGCATTAAATATTTGAATTCTTTTTTACCATCTTCTACTGCAACTGTTATAACAGCCATAGGTTTTCCTGAAGATTTTGAATTTTTTGTTTCGAATTTTTCAATTTCTCCTATATAGTTTCCATCTGGTAAATTTTCGAAATTATTTGTGTAGTCTTCTACTTTATCTACACCACCCATATCTTTGAATATAGCGTTTAATTCTGATAAATCATCTTTATCCATTGCCATAATAAATTTCCTCCTTTAATAAATATTATCCTATTACAGATTTTCTTTTTGGTTTTTCTTCGATGACATCATCTTCTGTCATTTCTCCAGCTATTATTTTAGCTGCATCAAATTTCTTTCTGTCTCTTATGAAGTTTTCATCAAAATCTTTTTTAGTTAGTGGTATGCAAGTTGATTTTACTGCTAATCTTGTTCCACCAAACTCATCATCTGAGTTACCAATATGTAGTTCATATCTTGGTGTTCCATCTTCACTGATTGATTTTACTGTTCTTGCTATAACACCCATTAAACCAGCCATTTGGTCTCTAAGTTTATCTTCAAATACTGGTTGAAATCTTGAAATTTCTCTACCAAATTTATTCTTTTCGATAACTTCTTGTTCATGTGATATAAACATAACATTTTCGAAGCTATTAGCAATCATAACTATACTTTCCCATAAGAAACTTCTTAACATTGTATAGCCTTTATATGCTATTTCTGATTCATGGTCAACTTTGTTCTTATCGCACCAATAAAATCTTAAGTAGTCAATTAAGTAAGAAGTAGTATCTACTATTACCCATTTTGGATTTATTGATTTTAATTTAGAGATTGCTGCATCTAGTTCAGTATAATTTCTTACTCTAAATATGTCTCCTTCATCAAAAGTGTATTCTGCGTTACCATCAGTTGAAATGATTTTAGCACCTTCAAATTGTGAAGCAAATGTAGTTTTACCACTCATTACTTTACCATATAACCATATTTTCATCCTGTTTTCCTCCTTTCTCTATTTTTAATAATAAAAATAGACCTTTTCAGGTCTACAGGATTTAGTGTGGAATATATAAATAATGAATTCATATCTCAATCTTACTGCGTTTAATCCTGTAAACGACTTACCATTTTTATTATGAACATAGTATATAATATAAAAATAAAAAAGTCAAGATGTTTCTTGAACTTTTCTTAACTTTTCTTTAACTTTTTTCTAACTTCATTAAATAAGAATGATAAGAAGTTACTATGAATTCCTAATTTTTCGCTATAATAACCAGGGTCTGTGTCTGCTATATCCACTCTAAAACCGTAACAACCAAATCCTACGACACCTATCATTAAGTCTGTTGCTAATATTCCTCTTTGATGGCTACCTGCGCTTATATAATTATATGCGAAGAACACATCATATTGAGAATATTCTTCTTGTATTTGAATATTTATAAATATATTTCCACTTTCTTTGAGTGCAGATACTATTGTAGCAGAAAGCAGTTCCAATTTTGCTTTTATTTCTTCATCTATTTCCATTTTTATCACCCTTTTTCATTTTTGTTACTTTTCCATCTATTATGTAATTTCCAGTTTCTGTACGAGGTACATAGATATTACCACTAGTAGGTTTTATAACACGTCTTTTTCTTAAAAAACCTTGTAATTTCATATACATTTTGTAAGCTTCATTAGGAGTAGCATCTGTAAATTCTATTTTATGGAGCATATCATTTATTCTTTTATCATATTTAGATTGAAGTTCTTTATTTTCTTTTTGTTTTTCCTTTTCTGAAAACACAACACCAGGTCGTTTATTTATCACTTTCATCTGTTTTACAGTCATCCTCTGTTAATTTATCTAATAATACTTCAATCATATCTTTTTGTTCTCTGGCTCTTTTCATAGCTTTTGTAGATACTATTTTAATATTTATTATTACTAAAAATAACATGGCAGTAGGCCATATTGAGGTCATTATAGACGCCCCTAACTTACGTTCAGGTGTTACTACTTGTAATATCAAACTAATAAATAACATCGTGAATTGTACACAAATAATAATTAAATTTAGTTTGAGTGTGGTATCTCTATTCATATTATGAATTAAATCTATCAGAGCTAATTTAATAGCTAATTTATAATCTTGCTTTTCCATATTTCACCTACTTTAATTGAAATTGACGAGATTTATTTCTCTTATCCTCGTCTGCAATGCCCCACATGAAGCGAGTTACAACGTCTTATATAAAACGAGTTTAGAAACATCACGCTATATACCTTAGGCGAGGGATACCTTCAAACGGTAGTAGCCAACGAAACACGCCGTTAATCAAAACGTATTTGCCCTACTTCACATAGTTTTCTATGCTTATGTTATTTTATAAGGAGCTACCTTATACCACGTACTCACTAGGGTTATTCTACTTTCCAAAAAGTGAGATTTGCTGATAACCACGCTAAACTCCCTTTTGTTAACGACACAAGGGACCTGCTGTCGCCGCTTTCCCCTCTATATTTTTACATTAGGCGGATTAGCAGTAATCTTCTCCAATGGGTTTATAGTTTTCCTTCTAGTGGCGCCGTCCACAGGATTCGAACCTGCAAGCCCTTTCAGGCCAACTGCTTTCAGGGCAGCTCCCTCACCACCCGGACAGACGGCATATAGGGTACTGGGAGGTATTACTACTCTTGCTCGTTACTAACATATCGCCTGCTGTCCGTAACCTAGACCGGCGTCCCAGAAATATTTGATTGGCTCGGGAACCTAGACTCGAACTAAGAACCCAACAGTCAAAGTGTTGTGTGATACCATTTCACCATTCCCGAATATATGGTGGGCAGAGAGGGTATCGAACCCACTCGAGCCATAAAGACACGTGATTTACAGTCACGCCCCGCTCCTTACGGGATTACCTACCCATAGAGTGAAGGCAGTGCCTTCTATTGGTGGGTCATGGTGAGTACAGAAGGACTCGAACCTTCTACCCCTACATTAAAAGTGTAGTGCTCTACCGGATGAGCTATGTACCCATATAAATATAAGCAATAATCTTACATATCTCAACTTAGTTTGTACCTCGTTACTCTTTGTGAATAATAGTATAAATACTATGAAGAACTCTCGATTATCTCCAACTATCCGTCCAACTCGAGATAATACCATTTTCTATCTCAATGTTCTGGAATATTTTACGAATAGAGCCTAAGCCACGACTTTCAACCAGACCCCAACTCGTCTTGCAATAAGCAAGTTCGCCAGAGTGTCCGCTTAGCTTCACTTTCTCACGACTAAGTTCATCTTGAAACCAACCGTCTAATATATTTCCATCGAATTTCACTTGGAGCCACTTCCAGCTCCTTTCAGTTGTGCATTACAGCGTTGATACTGCGTTCTGCCATAACGATTATTGCTTGATATTCTATTGGCGCGACCCAAAACACACCACGAGGAGGTTGAATATCTTGTGTTTCATTGTGAGATAGAAAGAATAACAAACTTGCGGACCTACAGTTAGTGGTAACAGTCCGACGTTTCTATAATCATTTCCCTATAATAACTTAATAATATCACATACCACTATTAACATTATTCACTTCTATCTCAATTTGGTGTTACCTCTTTTTTATATGATATTATTAAGATTGGCGCCAAGAGTAGGATTCGAACCTACGGACCGTTTCCGGTCGACACACTTACACTAAATATTTAGAACTATCAAAGCCATCATCTGGTATATATTTTGACTTCTTTCTGAATAAAGTTATTTCTTTTTTACCAAAAGTATCTTTAACAGGAATTAAAAATATATCACCGTTACTACAATAACAAAATAATAAATCACAAAACGTATCTGATAGAGTATAATAAATTTTCTTTGAATTTTTTGTTTGTAATCTACATATAAAACTACCACTAGGTTTTGTTTGATTTGTATATCTAACTTGCACCGTTTGTAAAATACCGTCTTTTTCTATTATCAAATCATAACATTGTGTATCAGTTAATGGTAAACTCACAATATATTCTTGTTCCGTAAAATAACTAATAGCCTTTCCTAAACCTAGATTTCCTTTTGTTTTTGATGTCATATTTAGTTCTCCTTTACTTTAGTTTGGCGATAAGGGTGGGACTTGAACCCACGCACCAATTTCTTGGTCTAAGGCGTTAGCAGTGCCTCCTCTTGACCAACTTGAGTACCTTATCATTTTGAGTGTGCTGGTTTAAACCACTCACCCATCTTGACCTGTAATTTCTTTTATCTTTTGATTAGTAGCTTCTACGATAGGCATTATATTGTCTTTATATATTTCTCGCCACATTTTTTCACGTTTCCAAAATGGAAACTTATAAACGGCTTTTGCAGTTTCGCAACAACATATTGCTTCTGCCATACCCCAACAACCGTCGCAAGCACGTCTATTACACCAATCGCTAAATTCTTTGAATTTCATAATAACTACTCCTTTTGGTAGCGCTACCCGGAGTCGAACCGAGCACCCCAGGATGAAAACCTGGTGACTTAACCGACTGTCCCTAGCGCCATATATGAAGGGGCTAACCAACCCCTGATTTAGTAATAGTATAACATAGTTTTAATCAGAAGTCAATAGTTTATCAAAACTTTTTTTAATTTTTTTATTTTCTGTAATAATATTTTTCCCAGTCATTGATAGCCTCTTCTAGTGTGTCTGGTCCATACTTAAATCGTTTAGTTTCAAAATTTTTAATTACTTCTGATTTTGGCTCGTACCAATGATAATCATAAATATCCCAAGTTTCAAAAACTTTACGATACGCTTTACCACTAGGAATTTCTATTCCTCTTTTTAATTGAGCTCTAACTTTTCGATTTGCTAATTGTTTACCCACTCGTTTTCTTCTGTTCCAATCTTTACAAAATGGGTGTTTTTTATAGCTTCTGCTCATTCTATCGCCTCCTTAGGCACTAGGCCCTAGAAGACTGTCCACAATTTCTTCATAACTTTCTCCTAACCTATACCAAAACCAACATGATTACTTGGTATAAAATTTGGTCTATTTGATTTTTCATAACGTTCTATTTTTTCATTGAATGTAAACCACAATGGGTCCTGGTCATATTGGTAAATTCCTTCTTTTACGTGTTCAATTACAGCATAAGGATAGTAACCTGCTTCCCATAAATCACACTGATTTTGTTCTACTATACTTATTGCATCTTCTAATTTTGAAACATATCCAACACATCTGTTGCCGTGTTTTTCACTTATTGTAGTTATAAAATACATCACTTTACTCCTTTTTATAATATGGGGTGGACGGAGGGTTACGCTCCCTCGTCTACAGTGCCACAAACTGTCGTTCTACTATTGAACTACGCCCACACTAAAATTTACACATATAAACTTTAGTCTGAGCATATTGGCAGGAGTTGAAGGAGTTGAACCCTCGTCCACGGTTTTGGAGACCGTCGTCTTAACCAGCTTGACTAATACACCAAATTTATTTTATAAACTTTAACATTTCTGGATGAGCGGTGTAACCATTTTTCTCACAGTATTTTAAGTAACACTCCTCACTACAAAAGTGTTCATTATATTCGTTTTCACAGCCCCATATATGAATTTGTTTACAGTTCTTACATTCGTACGCCAACATAGCATCCTCCTATTTATTTTTTAAATCTATATACTCAATTGAGTTTATATCATCTAGCTTTATTACAACACTTCCAAACGCAGGGCTTTTACCTTGCTTTCCTATTCCACTTTCGAAGTTTATTCTGCTTTTTGGTATGAATAATTTGCACTTACAGTTTAAGTCATGAAATCTAGCGGTGGTTAAAAATTCAACTGGAAATAATACATAAATCGTATTGTGTGCTATATTATAGGTTTCAACTGCCTTTGCTAAAAATTTATGCTTTTCTGAAAATGGTGGATTTAACCATATACGATTGTATTTAGTCCAATCTTGTTTGAGTCCATCGGTTTCTATTGTATCATAATACGGTACCATAAATTCTTTGGCTTTTTCTTCACAAGTAGCTGGGTCATAGTCAAATCCTTCTGGGAAAAAGAAATCTACTACATACTTAGGTGTATAATATTCATTATCTTTTTCTATTTTATCTTTCGACTTAACATATAACATTTGTCCAGCTATTTTAATCACCTCTTTAAACTATCTAACAATCCCTTAATACTGTCTAAATCCTCAAAATGTTCTTTATTCAAAAATACAATAACTATACCCGCTTCTTTTGCTCTACGCATTTTTAGTTTTGTATCTTCCTCGTATTTTCTATTACTGACACAACTAGGTTTTTCTTGAATTTGAATTGCTAACCCAGAATAGTCTTCTAGTAATAATGCACTTACCGATACGCCTAGTTTTGTTCTATCGTTTGGCTTATATGAAATATTGTTAAATTCTAACCATTCGTATAATTTTTGAGAGTATTCTTGAAGTTCTTTTTGTTCTCTACGAACTACATATTTTCCTAGTTCAGGATATTTAATGAAATATGAAGGAGATAATTTTGTTTTACCTAACTGTTTAGCTAATTCTGCTTTAGTAACTAATCTACCCTGAGATTTAGCCCATTCGATTAGTTTCTCCCCATCTCGCACAAATACGGTACCTTTTGTTGCTGCGTCGTGTCTTAATTCAACGTTATTTTTTTCTAACACTCTTTTTACAGTAGTAGGATAAGTACCAAATGCTCTTGCGATGGCGTTCATAGACTCACCATTATTATAAGCGTCTATTATTACTTGATTATCTATCTTCATATTATCCCTCCTTTATCGTTTGCAATGCGTCTTCATATATTTTTCTAGTGTTTTCGTTTAAATCGCACAATCTTATATTATTTAGTGCTTCTGCTTTTTCTCCTAGCAATTCTTTAGCTTCAGTTTGCGAAATGTTTTTTTCCGCTACAAGTACGTCTAGGAAAGTATTTTTTCTACCGAAAAACTCACGGTCTAATAAATCATAAGCTACGTCGATAAAAGATTTGCTTAGTTTTTTGCTGAAAAACTTAAACATATCCGCTATATAAGGTGAACGACCTTTTCCTAAATAAGTGCTTTCACCGTATAGCACACGTCTATATGAAGTTATCTGCATATCAGGATAATTATATTCAGTTTTAAATTCTCTATACAAACTTGCTTTATTGAGTATTCTATACTCGGATAAGTCTTTCATGTCTCTTTCCTTTCTAATTACAAAATATAAGCCACGTTTTTATTTTTTTACTACACACCAGAATATTCGAACGTATTTTGAAAGTGAGGCTCGACTATTCACGTGGCTTATACAGTATATACTATCATATTTATAGGAAATCGTCAAGAGGTTTCTTGTTCTAGTTTTTAGTATTTTCAAATGCAACTTTGTCTTCTCGTATATCTCCACCATCCAGCATATAACATAATATAGATAACCAGTGCAATGATTTATTATCAAAGTCTAATCCGTATTTAATTTTTATTTTTCCCACTAATGCAAGTCTTACTATTTCATCTACTTCTCTAATACTAATGTCTGATGGTAACCACACTTCGTATTTATTGGTTTTAGTGATTTTAAATCTAGGTAATGAAGAAAATATATTATTTTCAGCTAATACGAAATCTATATCATGAAAACCATAGTAAATACCTTTCACTTTATCTACAATCCATTTTGGATTTCTTTCTATTTCCTTGGTGTCCATATCTAATATTACTGGTAGAACAAACCATTTGAATACACGAGTTGCTATGTACACTATGAATATTACAAAAAGTAATGCAATAACCTCTTTCATTTTAATTACCTCTTTTTCTTATTTCTTGTAGTACAACATCTATTCCACCAATATTGGTGTCATCTAAATATTCATTACAAAATATTTTTCTAGGGTTGTTTTTAAAAAACTCTTTCATGTGTGGTAAATTGTCGTTCACTGCGTCAAAGACTATCCCGTGAGCGTTACACCATTCTACTGCCATGTCTAATTCCTCATTTTCACGCATAGTAATTAAAACTAGATAAGCACCTTTCTTTTGTTCTTCTAATATGTAATCCATAACTTCAGTGATAGGCTCACCTATGTTTGGATAAATTCCTTTTGTGTGGGCTAATGTGCCATCAAAATCTACACCTATTATTCTGTAATTATTTTTTTGCATTAGTTTCCTCCCTACGTTTAAATATCATTTCTTTGTTGTCAAAATAAACTTTATCTGTACCGTTTCTGTCCTCAGGTCCTTCGTATTGAGGTCTAATAAATGAAAGATAAGCTGTACCATACTTTTTAACTGTTTTTGTTTGACGAGCAAGTCTTTGGGCGTCATTTGAAAACGCCCTGTTCAAAAACTCTACATCATCTCTTTTATCTGCTGGTAATTTATCAAAGTCTAACCAAACAGTCACTGTTTCAGCTACTGCAAAATCTTTCTTTTTTGTTCTATGTAAGTATACTACAATTGGCATTCCACTTTCCATAATTATTCTCCTTTTCCTTTACCGATATGCGAAGTTATATGAGTCACAGTAACTTCCCAATCTCTGCACATTTGAGTTAATAACTCTCCAAATTGTTCTAAATTTTGAATATTATAAGATTGGATATGCTCACCATTTCCTCGATAAGAACATTCTGTATAAATAATATAATTTAAGTTATATTTTTCTTTTAATTCTTCTAATTTTAATACCAGTTCTGTAAGTTCACGGGCAGTCATCATTTTTATTCTCCACCTTTCAATAAAAATTTATTAGACACAACCTTGAATGAATTAGTCATATCATTAAGTCTGAATACTAAACCTTCTGCTACTTGGTTAGGTGAAGCGTCTTCGAAATATGTCCTATATTTGAAGTTATCTACATAGCTCAATAGTCCGTTTACAATTTCATCAGTATTTGAATAACCATTAAAACTAAATTTATATTCATCGTCGATTATAGGTACATGTTTTAATCCAAAGTTTTCACACATAACAAGCATTCCAATTAAATCAAGTTTTTCATAACTATCGTACTTTCCTGTTGTGCTAACGAATACATTGAAGATAAACCATTCTTTTTCTTTTAATCCTAATCTGTTTGATTGAATACCAGGTCCACATAATTCACCTTGGAATACTACATACACACCTGTAGCATCTAAATATTCTCTTGCTTTAGCCTCGAGGTCTCCATATTTTTTAACTGTAGTAGTGTACATATTTTCGTCTTTATACCATTGAGTTCTTCCACCTATTAAAAATGCGTCATCAAATAATCCAGCAGTACAAGAAGTTCCATCTAATTTTATACTAGCGTACCATTCGTTTTGTTCACGTTTGATATATTCGGGAAGTACGTTTTCAGCACAAACCTGTATTCTTTCTTCGTCTGTTTTTGGTACGTACCACTCATGATTTATAATTTCTCCTAGTGGGCCATTAGATACTGGTGGTTCATATTTTTCTATTTTTAATAATGCAGTTAAGTCGTCACCTTCATCATAATCTATAGAAGATATTGATGTTCCATTTATCGCGTTATATATTTCTCTTAATTGTGTTATAGGCATTATTAAACCTTGTGATATTTGGTTTCTGAATTTATGTGTTGAGATTTTGTATTTATTTAATTTTTGAGACCAAGCTGATTTTTTTAAAAATTCGAATGCTGGTATATCAGGTAATAAACTATCTATTTCAAAATAAATAACTAAATCACCTACGTGGTACTGACCTTTTGAAGCTACGCAGTCCCAGTTTAATACTTGAACTACCTCTATTCTATCAGCACCTTCTATCGGTCTTATAGCTTTTACTTTTTGTACACTTGCTAATTTTCTACCCATTTTAATCCTCCTTTGATAATATTTCTTTTGCTAAATCAGATACAAATTTATTAACAGTAGATTCTATTGTTTTTGCATCCTGCTCGTTGTTACAAGTTATAGTTGGTAATGTAACTGTATATACTTTTTCTCTGTTTGTCACGGTCTTAGTTTCAACAGTAGTTGAACCAAGAGTAAAGTCTATTTTTCTATCTCCATTTTTCAAAGTTGTCATATCTATTCACCTCCTTGATTTAATGGTGGTCCAAACCCAAGCTGTGTTTTTTGACCAGATATAGTAGCTAGACGTTCATACACTTCTAACTTAGCCTTCGCATAAGATAACTCTGATTTTAATTGTGCATTTTCATGTTCTAGTGAAAACACTCGCTCTAGCACTATACTTTCTATTTTATTATATGGATTTTCATTATTATTTGTATTACGTGTAGCCACTATTATCCTCTCCTTAATTTTCTTTCATTCTTCTTTCTATTTCCATATCAATTAGTTTATCAATTCTTTCTTTTTCTTTTCTGATAGCCTCATCTAGTATTAAATTCATTGTGTAAGTTGATACATCTAATTTATATTTATGTTTAAATGTAGCTAAATCAATCGGATTAAACTCTCTAGTTTGAATTATAAATTTCACATTATCTGTGCAGTTATCTTCTAGTCTCTTTTTTATATCTCTCAATTCATTTATTGACATTTGACATAACGCTATTGTGTTACATATTTTTTCTTCCATAAACTAATCTCCTATTTATTAAGATTAAATAACATTGTTGGGTCATCGCCTAACATTGTTGTTGGGAAACTACCGATTCCATTTTTGTATCATTTCTCTTTGAATTTCTAATCTTAATTGTTCTAATGATTTATCTGTTACTGATTGAGATTGTAATTCTCTAACTTTTGCTTCAGCTTCAGCTGTATTTATTTTTTGTTCATTTTGAACTTTTATGATTTCTAATTGAGCTTTTTCAGCTTCTGCTTTTTGCTGATTTGTTGTTTTAGCTTCAACTGCTTTGTTGTATTCGTCTGTAAATCCTATGTTTTCAAGATTTACCGCACTAATTATAAAATATTCTTCTAATGCTTTATTCAATTCTTCTGTTATAGTAGCAGCAACTTCTGCTCTTTTTGTTACCATTTCTTCTGCTGTATATTTTGCAATAGAAGCCTTTAAGCTACTTTGTAATGCTGGATTTAATATTACATCGTTATAATTTGCTCCTACTTTTGAATATAATTCAGAAGCCTTTTCAGCTTTAATTTGATAATTTATTGACATAGTAATGTTTACTATTTGAAGGTCTTTTGCACTACCTTCTACTGTGTTTGAATATTTTTGTGTTCTTATATCTACATCGTGTACACTTTCAACGAAAGGTCTTACGAAGTGAAATCCTGCGTCTAAATATTTATCTTGAACTTTTGAATATAGTGTTACTACTCCTATGTGTCCTGTTGGTACTATTGTTGTACTTGCGAAAAATATAATCGCTCCTATTACTAATAATACAGCTATTACTATTGCTGCTACTTTTGCTCCTATGTTATCATACATAATTTTAATCCTCCTATTATTTATCATTTTCTTTTACTTCTATTAAATAACAATCAGTAGTATATGGACGATTTACTCTATCAAGATATAATCTATCAATTGTAATCGTTTTTGCTACAAACTTTTCAGCTAATTTTGCTAATTCCCCATTTTTTGCTGTTTCACTATGACCTCCAAACTCAGTATCATATAGTGGGAAGGTTGTTTTTTCATTTGATTTATCTAGCCACGGATTACGTCTAAGCGTAGTTTCATCTTCTGAATAAAGTCTTACTTGAGCTGCACCATCACCATATTTAGGTTTTAACAAGGCCAAAACAGTTGGAAGTCTCACCCATCTTCTAAACATATAATCCATTTTCAATCCTCCTATTTATTATTTTCTAGCTTATCAATTTTAGCGTAAAGTTTTGTGTTTAATTTTTCTAGTAAGTCATTATCATTTTTTAATGACCTAATTTCATCTTCTAGTAGTTTAAGTCTTGTTTCAGAAGGTACATCTCGTTTCAAATTAACATAAGCCCACATACATACTGCGCCTAAAACGAGCCCTATCATAAAAATTGGAAACATAGCCATTATTAGTTACCTCCTATTCACCTGGCATAAAGTTTATTCCTACTCCAGCTTTGCTATCGTCATGTTCAAATATAGTAAATCCTTCGTGTTGATGCACTCTCAATGAAAATGGACCGCATTCTTCACAATCAAAAATCATATTCAAACATAATCTATTGTCTTTTTCAATATAAGGTGCAGTACCTGCTAAATGAGTATATTTACTACCACATTTAGGGCATTTAAGTACACCATCTTCTAATTCTGCTAAAGTCATTTTTTATCCCTCCTTTCATAAAAATTTAATATTTCATCTTTCGTCATTGGTTCTTGTATTACGTCTATCCCTACGTTATATGAATTTGGTATCTCATATTTCATAGGGTGCATAGTACCTGAGTTTGAATGAACGTGTCCGTAAAAGTGTAATGACCCATGATGCTGTTCATTCCATACTTGAATTGGATAATGAAATAATGAAATTCTATGGTCTCCATCTTTTATCATAGTAGTATCTCTAACCCACACAAATAATGATTGGTCAAATTCTTCATCGTCTAAAAATAAATGGTCGTGATTACCTCTAATTAAGAACTTCATACCATTAAGACGTTTTAGTATTTCAGTGGTTTCCTTCCCTTTGCGGAATGATAGGTCACCTAAAATATATATTTCGTCTCCTTTTTTAACTTTATTATTCCATCTTTTTATATATTCTTCGTCCATTTCTTCAACAGTTTCAAACGGTCTGTTTTCAAATTTTAAAATATTTCGGTGTCCAAAATGAACGTCTGCAATATAATATTTCATTATCTCTCCCTCACTGAAAGTAAATGCTCTATTGCGGTTTTAACTTCTTGGCCAGCTTCTGCTTTACCTTCTTTTTCTATTTTATTTATAAAATCTTTTAGCACTTGAATATGAGGACTTACGTCTGTGTCAGCCTCTAATATATTTCCTAATAATTTATATATCCTTCTTACTCTACGTCTAGGAATATAATTCTTTAATTGTTCTTCTAATGATGACACTTTATTTTTTAATTCCTGTGTTTCACTATTCATTTTGCACTCCTTTCTTAACTTTCCAAGGACAGTTTTTATGGTCTTCGTGTATATCATCAAATGTAGTCATTGAATAGTATTTCTCTGTCGGTTTATTAAATCTTACATTACGTTCACAATCCTCTTGGTCACAAAATGTAGCACAATAGCTTTTATCACCCATACTCATAAACTAGTCAATCCTTTCTTTTCTACATAATCTTTTACATCTTGAAGACTTTTCGCAACTAAAAAGTGTCCACCAGCCTTCATAATCCTAGCCCCTTGTGCCAATTGAATAGCACTTGGTTTTCCTCCTGGGTCTTTTACTTCTATTCCAAAAAACAATCCTCCCCAGCAACATAATAAATCAGGAATACCAGTTTCTTGGTATAAATCTCCTCCATGAATTTTATAGCAAAGTCCACCACAGTTAGCGATGTACTCTTTTATTTCATCCTCTACACTTTTTTCATCACGTGGTACATACTTACTCGCCATTTTTATATAAACCCTCCTTCAATCTAAGTATGATTTCATCGGTGGTCTTACATATTGCTGGTGCTGCTACACTTAAAATATCACATATTTCTTCTTCATTGTAGTTTTCTCTTGCTTGTTGTCCCGTTTCCCATAAGTAAATATGAGTAAGTTCATGCCTTAATACTTTTGATAATAAAAACCCATCTAATTCCTTATCTATATAGACAGTCTGTGTTATATATTCAGTTATCCCATGTATCCTAGCCTCATCGTCTGGTGTTCTTCCTTCATAATAAATATCATTCATTGTTTTTTTATCTCTAAAACATAATTTCCAAGTGTTTTTTGAAATTGCTGGTGACTTAAATTCGAACATATTATTTATCCCCCTTATTACTAAATAACTTTTTTACTACTGTTGCTAGTAAGCACAATCCAAACGCTTGAAATAATGTAATTCTTATTGCACTACCAAACAACCATAATACTAAATTTACACATAAATACAAGGGTAATGACCATAATGTCACCACTAATAATAAAAGTAAAATTAAAAATATTATCCTACTCATATCATTTCCTCCTTTGTGTTTCTATAATATCATAACAACCCAAAATCGTCAATATGTTTCTTGTCTATTTAATAGTTTTTTAAAAAGGTAAATCTTCTGGGTCAACTGAGTAAATAAAATCTTTATCAGGAAACTCTAAACCTTTTAGTTCAAGATAATATGGACCATATTTTTCTGGTTCTATAATTTTCAATGTTATGCCTCGTGATGTTCCAATGTCTATCTCATCAGGAAGTCTATTACCATACTCATCAAAACGAGCGATTATAGGTCTTTTTTTACCATACATTTTCAATCGTTTACTAGCAGTAACTATATTTTTTCTAACTTGTGGTGTCATACAACATTCAATTTTTCTTATATGAATAGGTGCTATATCTATCATAAGTTTCCCTTTTACTGCGGACAAAGTTTTTAATATGTTTTCTGGTGCCAAGTCTTTTTCATTACAACAAGCTACGATATGTTCTCCGCTATTATGAGATTCCTTTCTGATTACCTCCACTTTACTTTCCTCCTCACTTTCCATATATCTTCTAATATCCGAATAGTCTGTCATACTTAGACCTCTCCATTCTCTTCCTGTGTCAGTAACAGTACTAGACCATATACGAGGGTCTACAGCAAACGCATCGCCAGTAGAAGCATAAAAAGGAGGTTGTGGGATATTTCTCATTTCTACTCTTCCATCTGGATATGTAATTCGTTCACATATTGAGCCATCTAGGTATCTTATTGTCTCTATATTTGGTCCGAAAAAATCTCCCATTTTATTTTCCTCCTTCTTCTAACCAACTTTCAAACAAATGTAAATCAAAGTTTTGTCCTAATTCTAGTGTTTTATATATCTGAGGTTCTACACTTCCTGCTATTTGAAGATAATAATAAACTGGTTGTTTAGTTTGACCAATTCTATCTATACGACCTTTAGCTTGTGTAAAATCTATATAGTTTTCTGGTGGTCCAAAAAATATTCCAATATTAGTTGAAACAAAATCATTTAATCCAGCAGAACCTGCCTGAATATTTACAATTGCTATACAATCATCATGTTCGTGCCAAGCGGTTAAATCTTTATTTGCTCCATCATATATACACCAGTTTCTTTTTTTCTTTATACATAAGTCTCTAATTAAATGCGTTTCATTTATAAAATTTGTGAATACTACAAATCTACCTTCGTTACCTTCCATAAAATCTTCTAACCATTGAAGTTTTGGATTATCTTTCAAAAACTTATCTTTTATGAATCCACTACAACTTTCTCTCCAGTATGTACGAAACAGAGTGGGTCTATTTGCGATTATAAAGTCCGTATCAATACTTTCTATGTCTCCAACAGCTAAAGCCTCCTCAAGGGCTTTCTCGTCCATTTTAGGCCATACCTTTTTCTCTTTAAAGTATTTCATATCAGATGTCATTTTAAAAGTCTGATTTATTTCTATTGGTTTGTCATAGTCGCTCTCATATTTTTTATAATACGTATATGAAACAATTTCTTTGTCCATTTCGTCTTCTCGTTTATATCCAACAATTTCATTGAACGGGAATCTACTCTTACCTGCGTAAACTAAATTCCAATTTTGACTTTCCATACAAAAGTCTCTTTTAAATTCTTTTGGTGTAATATTAAATAGTGGATTTCTCAATGCTCTGTATTGTGGGTATAAATCTATGTATTTTTTATTTTGCGATGTAGCACTTAATATAAGCATATAAGGATTGAATTTAATCGCTACATTTTGAATGAACTTACTTTGTTTTGAATCATACGTTTTCATTTTATGACCTTCATCTATTATAAGCATCGCTTTGTATCTAACTAAATATTCTTGTATTTGTTTAGAGTTCTTATCTCTCCAAGCGCTTTGAAATGAAGATACAAATGTATGCTCTATTTCTGGAAGTTCACTTTTCATGTCCTTTTTCCAATCGTCTACTTTAGATACTGGACAAATAACTATTATACCTCTAATATAACCAGCGTCTTGTAATCTTTCTGCTACTGATAAAGAAGTTATAGTTTTTCCTGTACCGGTATCAAAACCAAGATAAGCACCTTTGATTTCTCCACCATTCATTCTGTCAAAAATATCTTTAGCTGTCTTATCTTGATAATCATACAAAACGGTCTTCATTTTATTCCTCCTCAATTTTAAATTTTTCGATTGATGTGACTCCATCATTTTCTGTTCTCATACATACTTTAGCTGCAAAACACGCTGAAGGAAATTCTTTTTCCAATGATTTAATGAGCTCATGAAGCGTCATATACATACAACCAACTTCTTTTGGTCCAACACCTTTTATGGTAGTAGATACAACTGGTGACTTAGCGATAAGTCCATCACCTAAATCTTCGTCCTCACCACCTATTAAAACGTCTAACTCCATATATTTATTACTTTTTTTAATTTTTTCATATCTTTGTTGTTCCATTCTAGGGATGTTTAAATTCATATCGTCAAAAAGATTCATTTTTTATTCTCCTTTTCTGCTTTCTTTCTAGCATAATATTCTTTATAATATTTCTGTCTTTCTTCTTTATTTTTTCTATAATGCTCTTTATAATATTGTTTTCTTTCTTCTTCATGAGTTTCATAGTACTTTTCGTATGCACTTGGTTCTCTTTCTATACTTATTGGATTTAACTCCAACTCTTCTTTTAGTTTTTCATATCGAGCTTTATTTCTAGTTTTTATTTTTTCTTTATTGTTTTTATAATATTCCTTGAAGTATTCTTGTCGTTTAGCTTTATTATTCTCGTAATATTGCTTCTGATATTCACTTCTAGGACTTGGTTTTTTAGCCGCTTTTCTAGCCATAATACACCTCCTTAGATAGTTCCTTCTAGTCTTATAGTAGGGTTTACGTTTGTTATTTTTGTATATTTTTCTGCTATACTTGGCTCCTCTTCTTTTAGTTTTTTGCTATCTATCGTTTTTCTTGTACTAGCAGAGACGTATGTTAATTTAGTTCCTCCTACTATTACACTCTTTGGTAAATCTTTATGTTTTGAGTGAAGTTCTATTAAATTAGCTTTGAATGGAGCATACAACTCTTCAAATTCTTGCTCAGCTTTTTTCATAGCATCATATTTTTTTGTAAATTCATCAGGTTCACAACCTAATGCTTGTTCAAACAACGCAGTTATATTATCAACTTCGTCTTCTGGTAGCTCTTCCACACCATCATCTATAACTTTTTCCATTATTTCTAATGTGTCTTCATCTACATATCTAATTACTTTTTTCATTTTCTTCCTCCAATTTTTTTATTCTCTCAAAAACTTCTTCTGCGGTAAGCCATCCTACTACCTCATAGCCTTCTTCTTTTTCCTCTTCAGTTAATCCTCCCATAATTTCTAATTTATCATCTTGTTCTCCATAAGTACCAAAACCTTCGACTGCTGAAACTATGAAATTACCTCTATTTGGATAATTTATGTGCCAATGTTCAAATTCTGGCATAATTTTCCTAGCTTCTGGGTCTAGTTCGAAAAAATCAAATGGTATATTAGCATCTTCTAGCATTTTCTTTAATCTGAATATTTCTTTATATTTCTTTGATGTCTCCATTTATAATTACTCTCCTTCTATATTTACTGCATAATCGCGTATGTAACCTAATTTTTCTACATATTTTTTAAACTCTTCAAATTCTTTTTCTGTTTCTTCTTTTACTCTGTCTCTTAAATCACCTTGCACAGAAATTACAACTCGTGTTTGATACTTGGCAGAACAATCACGGTTATCTGGGGCGCTACACATCATATAATCATTACCGTTTTCATCTTTTAATTCTATTATACTGTCTTTATATTTACAACGGTCACAGTCACGACTTGTATAAAAACTGTATCCACCTTGAATGTTCACAAATACATCAGCTGGTCCTTCGCTACCAGTTATTTTTGGTGCTTTGTCTAAACATTCTTTAACTTGTTTTTTCAACACTGGTTTTTTTGCTACAATACCAGTTTCAACACTCATACAAGCCGTAATATGTGTCCACATACTCATAGTACTACCTCCTATTTTATAAATCCTTGTACACCTTTTTGTGTTCTTTCAAATGCTCTTTCTTGGTTTGCTTTATTTAATTCTACTTGACGTCTCATTCTTTCTTCTTTTACTAAATGAGCAATACAAATTTTCTTTTCTAAACCTAATCCGTAGTTATAAGCGTTTTCTACTTCTGCTTCACAATCTGTATTTAATACCCAAGGAGTAGAATTATAAATGTATTTTTCCACACTATAAGCAAGTCTGTCTTTATCTACTTCTGGATAATCAAAATAATAAATTAAAGTTTGCATTAAAGTGATAAGACTTCCTGGTAATTTTCTCTCATCTATTTTTTCTAATATTGGCTTTATAAACTCTAATCTTGGAACAGCGGCTTTAGCTTGTTCTTCTGTCAATTGAAGAGTTCCTTGTTTAATATCTCTGTGTTTTGATTTTGATACTCTATAAACAGCCGTAGATATAATATCTAAGTTTCCACCTGCATATTTTTCCATCAAACTTAATAATCTTTGATAATTTTCATTTCCTTGCTCAGCATAAGATTTTATAAAATCAGGTAACTTCCAGTTAACCATATTCATGTTCATATAGATACATTCTTTGTTTCCAGCACCCTCTGCTATGATATATTCTACTGGCATTTTTAATCTTTGAAGTGCGGTAAGTCTGCCTTGACCATCTATTACTTCCATGTTCTCATTTACTATAATTGGATTACGCACCCAACCTATTGTTTGAATACTCTCAACTATTTTTGAAATTCTTGTTTCTGGTATATCTCTGTTTCCCACTAATCTTTTGAATATTGAATAATCTTTTGTTGTATAAACTTTGTATGCTTCTACATTTTCCATACTTGTTTCCTACCTTTCTACTAATTAAATAATTTTATTTTATAATTCTATGGTCTATTAAACCAAATCTTTTGTTAAGTTCTGTTTCGTATTCCTTTAATAGTTTACGCTTTTCAGCAATGTTAATTTTATTTTGTACTGCTTTATTTGCGTCTTCTAATGTAAGGAATAAAGTTTTACCAAAAGCTCTTTCAAAATAACTTTCTGGCCAACCCTCTAGTCTATATACAGCATGTGGATAATGGTCTATTCTTACTATTTTAGTTTCCATTATTCCATTTTTAGATAAACGATACACTGTATCACCTACGTTACATATATCCGCCATTCTTCACACCTCCTCATTTCACATCTATATCTTCAAATATCCATTCTCCAAGTTGCTCTTCTTCTCCCAAATCATTTATAATCCATACATCAAATGGGTCTCCATAACTTGTTATTTTATGTACATGATATTCTTTATCTAATGAAATTGTTTTGACTTCGTCATTTTCTAGCATTTTTTCTAAATCAGCTCTTAGTTTCGGATGTGACGTTATTTTTACTGGTATGTCAGCTTCATAATCAACTCCGTCGATATTACCTAAACACTCTGGTATATCTCGTAGTCTTCTAAACATTCTTCTCACCTCCATTATCATATATTGAAGGACTATATCCATTTTCAGTTAACCAATCATAACTATCATTATATTGTTCTATAGTGATTGGACTATCTGGTAATAAAAATAAATTACAAATAGCTTTATGGACTCCAGCAAGAAAAGTTTTCTCATCTTCTGGTATATTTATATTATACTTAGTACAATACTCTTTTATCTTATTCATGTCTCCACTAGCAAAAGCATCGTTTCTATCTTTTATAAACTCTTCCATATAGTGTTTCCTCCTTAAATTTATAAACATTATACACAACATTTAATCAAAAGTCAATACCTTATCATAAATTTTTTAATTATTTTTATTTTTCTGTTTTAATAACTCTAATAAGTCAGTATCTTCTATATAAAACGGGTCATTACTTCCCATTAACTCATAATTCAAATTAGAAATAACTTGTCCTAATCTCCAATCAGGGTTTTGTTTCCAAAACTCTTCTAACTCTTTTAATACTTCTGGTATTCTTTCTGGGTTTCTCATATTATTTTTCTCCTTTTTTCTTTCTAGTTTTCTTTTCAGGTTTTATTCCTAAAAAGTCGTTAACCCTTTTTTGAGCTTCGGCTATGTACCATTCATAATCTATGTCTTTTAACTCTCCTATTTTCATACCTCTAATGTCGTGATTGTAAATCAAAACGTGTTCTGGTGTGCCTTCAACCTTATCTAGCACTCCAATTTCTTTAGATTTTTTATGTTTATAAAGACCACCGTTTTTTAAATCCGTACTTGGGAATATCCTGTTCACTTTTTGCACTATCTCATCTCCGTATTCTCTTTTCCAAGTTGGGGTGTCATACATTCCCCCTAGTTTCTTAATCATTTGATAATCTGTTGCTAAATTTTCTGGATTACAGATAGTTGTTCTAATGTCTATTCCTTCAAGGAAATAATCTACTACAGCTTTAGCTAAAATAGCCAGTGTGTCTTGTTCATTTCCTTCATCGTATTTAGTAACGTAAGCACCTTTAACTTTAATTTTTCCTCCACTATCTCTGAATACATAATTGTTAACGTCTTTTTCATATAGATTATCAGCTACGGTTTTCTCTAAACTAAATCTCCAATCTTCTTCCCAACCTTTACACACATCATCTATAATACTTTCTGCGTCATCACTTAAAAGTTCTAATGCAATACCATCTGTGTTAGATTGAATAAGTTTGAAATATTCATAATAGCCACCACCAGTTAGTTCTCCACCCTTACCATCTACTGTAGCCCAACTAGGTTTCAATCTAGCTCTAGGTTTAGCGCTAGCCAATCTATAAACTAAGTCCATCAAACTTAATTGTCCTAACATACACATTTTCGTATTATATTCTGGGTCATATATTTTTTTGAACTTATCTTTCATACATCCTGAAGTTGTGTTCAAAATAAGTTTATATCTCGCAGCTTTATCTTTTAATGCTTTCTTTTCGTCTTTTGATAAGCTATCATCGTGAAGTTTAGCTTTGACATCCATACGAGTTTGAACCATTCCTGCGAATGCTATACAACCGTTCCTATCTACCTTTCTTGAAAGTAAGTCCCACTTAGTTAAAATATTTGGATATAGACTACTAACATCAACCCATACAATTTTCTTTCCATCTTCTGGCCTACATATATAGTTCTTAATACCTCCATGCACTCCTCCTAATGCGAATGTGTGCATAACACCTAATATATCTAATTCCATACTTAATTTTTTCTTATCACATTTTTTGGTTTCCCATTTATGAATTTCTAGTTCAGTTAGTGCGTCTTTGAAAAAATTATAAATTTGTTTTAATTGTGGCACGTCCCAATTTACTGGTAAATCACATAATTCAAAGTGGTTTCTTAATCTAGTATTTACACCTTTATTTTGTGATAATAATATAGTTTCTGTCAGCTTAGCATTTGTTTTACATATATAATCTATTGGTAACCCAAATTCTTTTACTAGCATCATCTTAGTTTTGAATGTATTTTTTCTTTGTTTAAATCTTTCTAATGTACCATATAAATCAGCTCTATTGTATTTTGCTACTTCTTCTTTTTCATCATCAGTTAATGCTCTATCAATATCAAATTCAACTACACTCTCTACTATATCCATTCCCATAAATCCTTCGTTTTGTTTTAATGACATAAAACTTCCGTCACCCATAACATCATAGGATAATATCGGAGAGGAATAATAATCCTCTATTCCATATTTTTTTAAAATACCAAACACAGGTATATCAGCATCCTGAGCGTGAATGATTGAACCACTACAATCAAACACTCTAGTTTCAGTTAATAATTTTCTAGTATAAATCCCGTGAAGTAGGATTTTGTCATAATGCTCGCAATTGTATCCTACCCACACGTTCTTTAAATTCTTCTCTGTAAATTCTCTAATCTGGTCTATATTCCAAAGTTGTGTAATTTCTCCTGTTTCTTCGTTCAATGCTCCAAGTAATGTGTCATGTTTAAACACTTCAAAATCATATATTATCATGGTTTTACTCCCTTCATATAAATACTATTATAATGAATATAAAGCCACCGTGTCATTTAATATATTTTGTAAATACTTTTTTAATGTTGTATTATCACCATATATAAGTTGTCTTGTGCCTCTTGCTTCATTACAAATTTGTACTATTGAGTTTTCGGTTGTGTCGTTATGATATTCTATACTACCAATATCGTTTGGTTTTAAGCTATATTTTTTATTTACTAAGTCGCATAATGAACTAACATCGTTAGTGATTTTTTCCGGTCTAATCTTTTTTCTTCCCATAATTATACATCCTTTCCAAACATTTTAGGGTCATTCAAATTTTTATCTACAAACTCTAACATAGCTTTTAACACATCTTCTCTATTTGAATTAGATATATACATCATTTTTCTATCGTCTATATCACCAAACTCATAGGCTAATAATGCGAATCCCATTTTTTCTGGTAATTTTTCTTTTATTTCTTTTGCTATCGCTTGTAACACGTCATTTGCTTGTTGTTCTCTCTCTGTCATTATTCTTCACCTCCTACTCCAAGAATTTCTTTTAACTCCTCTACTACTTTTGCTCTTGATTTTGTGTTATTTATAAATTCTACTAACTTGTCATACTTTTCTTTATATGGTGCGTCCTTTTCTCGGTATAATCTATCGTAATCATATTCAGCTATCACAATACCGTCTTCTTTTAATTGTTCTTTATAATCATCTGGATTATATTCACCTTTTCTAAACATTTCTACACTTACAAATAAGTCTTCCATAAATGAACTTAACTCGTCGTGTTGTAAATGTACGTCTTCATTATAATGTAGCGTATAAGCAATAGCTGTTATAAAATTTTGTACTGAGCTATCAAGCTCGTCTTTATATGCGTCGTTAAATTCTTTTCTTAAACTATTGTAAGTCACATTATAATAACCTTGTAACCATTTTTCCATTTGCTCTTTTGAAAATCCTTTTAAAGTTCTAAACTCATCTCTACTTAATCTCATTCATATCTCTCCCATCTATACCTTCTGAACTTAATTCTACAATCGTAGTTTTACTTTTATCTTCATGTAACTGTCTTTCCGCCATCCATTTTACGAACTTATCATACGCTTCTTCTTTTGAAGTGGCATAAAATACACGTGTAAATGGTCTTTTAGTATTATATATAGTAGATATACTCTCAGTTGTTATTTGGTATCTTTTTTGTTGTACAGTCACAATTTTTTCGTTTTGATTATTTATTGTTGGATTAGTCATATTTGTTATATAAGATTCCCAAGTTTTTTTCAACTCTACTAACGTATTTGTTTGATATAATTTTTTCCAGAAGTACATAGCTCCTTTTATCATTCTTCTCCAAGTTAAAAACCCTTTGAACTTAATATCATCTACTTCTTGAAAACCATTACACTCCCAATTATATTGCAACTTTCTTTCTGCGGTTGGTAATACTTGTTCTAAATTAAGCATTGTGTCTTGAATTGTATCATCTGCTACTTTCATAAGTATATCTTTTAATTTATCTGTAGCAACTAACACATCTAGTAATTTTTTTAAGTCTTCTTCTGATATATCACAACCACACTCTTTTAGTACAGATATGAAACTAAATTGGTCTGACAATGGGTCAATAGTTTTTTCAATTGTTGTTTTAGTATTAGCTACTGTACGCATTGGTACTGGTGACTGAGTTGCTTTAGCTTGATAATAAGTTTCATTGTCTGGTACTTTCATTTCTAATACTGGTTCTAATATTTCTTCTTTTTTAACTTCTTCATGTTTCCTTGAATTTGATGCTTGCATACTATCTATTTTAGATTTTTCTTCTGCTGATAAATTTATATAAGGTATATATTCTTTTTGTCTATGATTTGCATTCCATTTTCTAGTTCTACATTTTACACATATACCCTGTGAAGTAATATTTGTTACTTCTTTTCCACAATCTGGACATACGCCTTTTAGTTCGATTTTCTTTCTCATTTTCTTTTTCTCCTTTTTCAATTCTATCTCTTTTAAATATTCGGGTTTAATATATTGAGTGATTGGTTTAAATTTGTCCTTTACTTCTAATATAGTAATAGCCACTTTTGCATTTTTATCATATAAAACCTCAATGTTCCCGTCTGTCAAATAACCCATTTTATTTTTTGCTTTCCTGCATACGTACATACAATGAATGTATAAACTACTTTCTGGTATTAAGTCATCTTTACCGTACCATTTACAGGAGCTTTTCATTAAATTTTTAGTATTATATTTCTCGGACCCTTTTCGCTCTTCGAGTCTCTGCTGTGCATGTAATGTTAATTTTATTTCTTTCGGTAGTATCGACATATATTTCCTCCTTTCTATTTAATAACTGGTGTAGGGCTTGCGTCTCATGCGTTTCCACCCTACTCTGGCTTGGGCTATTATAAGTTGTTAAATAACTTACACTAATAATATACAACATTTTTAACAACAAGTCAATAGGTTTGTTGTCTTTTTTTTTAATATTTTTTCTCACGCACGTACACGCATATATTATAAAAGGAAGAAAACCACGGAATAAACCACCAAAATATCACGGGTTTACATAACACAAATCCTTAGAGCCAGCTGAATTTGCTGGTTTTGAGCAAGACAAGAAATATTTTGGCTAAATTTTAAAAAATCTATTGTAAAAAAATTAAAAATATATTATTATAATATTGACAAATTAAAAGGAGTATGAAACAAATATGAAAAATTATTCAGATAGCGAGTTTTTTGATTGCCCACTTAGAGGTGTAACGAGTATATTAAATGCTATATTCGGAAATAAATTTGAAAACTCTGGAATACCAGAACACATTTTAATTGCAGCAGGTAAGCGTGGTACAGCCGTTCATGAATATATTGAAAACTGGCTTAACTGGTACGATAGACCATTCAAAAAAGAAGACGAAAAAGAACCACATTTGGGATTAGAATATGCAGTTTATGAAACTAATTTCAAAGAGTGGTTAGACGATAGAATTAAATATGATATAAGACCTCTTCACACAGAACAAAAAATTATAAACAAAAAATTAGGTGTAAAAGGTATTATAGACTGTATAGCAGTAGTAAACGGTAAGATATGTATGATAGATTGGAAAACAAGTAGTAATTTAGACGAGTGGTCAACTAACTGTCAACTTCAATTATATTATATGATGTTATTAAAAGGTAATAAAGAAGAAAAAGCTATCGCTAAACAAATTGAAGAATTGAGATGTTTGAGCTTAACTAAAACTGGTTATCGTTGGTTCAAATTTGATATAGATAAAAAATTAGGAGAGGCAATATTAAAATTGTGGAACACACACTTTAGAGCTATTGCTGAAGCGGAAAAAGCAAAAGAAAAAGCTAAAAGTGGTACTGTAGTTTTATAATTATTTATAAAATAAAAATCTGGTACAAAGGAGGTAACGCATGGGGAATCGAGTATATGGCAGTGAAAAACGTGACGGAACAATAAATAAATATAGTCACAGAGAGTTCACAAAAGGTAATTGTATGGATTGGCTAGATAAACTAGATGATGAGAGTGTAAATTTATGGATAATCGACCCACCTTACAATGTTTTGACTGGTAATATGAAGAATAAGAACGGAGCAGCAGTATTCCATTCAAGATATACAGCTCAGATAACACCTAGTGAAAGTGACCTAGAAAAAGGAATGGTTACACCAAGATTTGAAGTTGCTATTCCGTGGGAAGAACAGCAAAAACTAGAAGATTATCGTGAGTGGTGCTATTCTTGGTATTGTAAAGCTCACGCAAAATTATGTGATGATTCATTTATGTTCATATTCTGGTCTATGAAATATTTATATTTGGCATATCAGATATTTGACGTAAATAGAATTATATTCTGGCAACAACCTAATATGGTTAGTAGTATTTCTGGTGATTTTTGCTATGATATAACACCAATTATAGTAGTAAGGAAAGGCAATGCAAGATTAAACAAAGAAGCTGGTTTATGGGATAAAAGTAGTGTGTTGAATTTCACAAAACCACAAGGAAATTATAAAGACGATAAATTAGCACATCCATGTCAGAAACCAAGAAAATTACTTGAACACTTAGTATGGCTTAGTGACACCGACCACGAAGGTTACGTAATAGGAGATTTTTTTGCAGGCTCAGGAAGCTTACTAAGAGCTGTGAACCAAGCTGATGTAATATTATGCGATATGAACGACGAATATTATGATAAATTTTTTGATGTGTATGTCACAGACGAACGTATTTACAGATGTTCAAAAATAAAGTAAAATATTAAAATAAAATAGATGATAGGTAGTAGAAAGGTAGGAATGATTGTTATGTTAAAAATAACTAAATTAGATTTTGAATTGGGAAAAAATACAGAAAAAATACCAAATGGTTTATGGTATGTAGTGGCTGATTATGTAAAAAGGGGGGAAGACTCCTACGATAGGGCGAAAAGACGATTTGCTGTTACTACGATTGTATCTGAACTAAACGAGATACGAGCGAGAGAAAACACAGATGAATCTGACTTCCGTCTTATTTTAATGGCCGAGATAAATCAAGTTTATAATAAATATAACGACTTGACCATCTTTGAACAGGATATAATAAAACATATAATCCAAGTATTCAAAATACTTACAGATGGAGGTGTGATTTAATGAGTAAATACGTTGATATGACGTTCTGTGAACTACCGGACACACCTCTTGGATTTGATGTTGAAAAATTCAAAATGGGTGACCCAGAACAAAAAGAATTATATACAAAACACAAAAGACCTTTTCAGACTAAAAAATTAACCTATACTGAAGTAACAGATGAAACTAAAAAACCAAACTATGCTAGATTTGTTCCCGAAGGCTGTGTATTCATAGATTTTGATAATAAACACGAAGCAGATGAAATGCACAAAATTATATTACGTTCTGGTTTAAAATGTCTAATACTTACTACTTCTAAAGGTTATCATTTTTTATTTAGAGTTCCTGAGTTTTACGAAAAGGAAATGACTGGTGCTACGAACTGGTTTGGTTATAAATTTGATACTAAAGCTAGTATTGGTGATAAAAAAGTCGTTCAAATAATGCGTGTATGTGGAATGGACAGAGAAGAAAGATTATCTTGGGATATGTCTGAACCTGTTGTACCCGAAAGTTTAAATATTGAAGCTCTTGATGTATTACCATACTGGTTATGGGGTAAACTTAAAGATAAGGACTTACATAAAGAAGGAAAAACAGGTAAAAGTGAATATCATTTGGGCGATACCCCATTTACACAATTGATGGAAATGGGAGAAGGTGGACGTCATAATCACATAGTTGAACGCTGTAGCTATTTTGGCTTATCTAATGGTTTTGAAATAGATGAATTTAAAGATTTAATTACTGCAATTCACGATGAGTATTTAGTAAAATTAGGAACACCTATGCCAGACAGTGATTTATTTGGAGATTTAGAAGAACGCTGGGATGGATATATAACCCTACTGGAAAAAGAAGGTTGGGATTACGAAGAAAAAGAAAGAAAATGGCTTAAAGTAAAATCTAAAAAAGAAGAGAAAATAGATGAACGTAGAGCGGCAGAATGGTTATATGACCAATATGAATTTTACGGAAAAAACCCTAGACCAGATGGAACATTTGATGGATTATTATACAGAGAGAAAGAAGGAGATTTTAAATACCAAACTGATATTACAAAATTAAGACAAGCGTTAAAAGAACATAGCGACCAAAATTTCAAAGAAACCTATTTCAAGGAAGTGGAGGTGCAGTTAATGCAGATATGTGCGGAAAAGAATAGAACAATAACACGAAATGATAAATATGTAATCGCTAAAAATAAAGTTATGTCTTGCATATCACCTGATACCTATGATTTTTCTTGGCTTAGCACTAGACCACCTACTGACGTAGTTTTACCTTGGAACTGGTATTCACAAGAGTGGGTAGATGAACATGAAGAAGATTTAGGAGGCATAATAAAAGATTTTATAAGACAATTATCAAGAGATGTATCAGGAAAACCTCAACCAGAAGTTGAACAGTGGTTATATATAATCGCTGGAGCGTGTATGATACCTGGCAATCAACTTCAAAAAATAGTTATACTTAGCGGTGGAGGACAAAACGGAAAGAGCTTATATACTTGTCTGATTAGATTATGTCTTGGGGCAGACATGTTCAATGAAAGTAAAATATTTGACTCTAACCCTCAGGATAGTTTCTGGGGTGCAGGATTTGACAAAGGTATATTTAGTGTAACTGACGATTTGCCACAAAGATATAACCGTGAGGCATTTTCATATATAAAGGGTGCTATTACTGGAACAGATACCGTTGAAATTAACGAAAAATTTAAACCAAAAAGAAGATTATTAGTATTACCACAAATTATTGCTTGTACTAACTTTGAGTTTGAACTATACGATAAGAGCGAAGGTATGAGACGTAGGGTTTTAATATTACCTACTGAATATCACGTAGCAGATAGTTTAAAAGACCGTGACTTAGAATTCAAACTAGTATTGAACACAAGAGATATGTTTAAAATTGCAGAATACAAAATGAGTACTGATTCATTTAGTGCTAAAGGAGAAAAGTGTATGTTTATGTACACAGACGAGAAGGGTGTTCTTGATAGCTTAGATAATGGAAGTTTAGCTTGGTTCGCTAACAAGTGTAGATATGACTATTTCAAGTGGTTATCTTCTGAAATCGTACCAGGAGAAAGTGAAGGTATGAAAGATAAGCTAGAGGGTACATTCTCTGGTGGATATGACGCAGAGATACTAGAATTTCTTGAGTGGTATTTAACTGAACGAGGTAAAAGTATTTGGACAAAAGATTTATTTAACGAATATACTATATGGCATGAAGAGGCTGATACTGTTGACGTAGCTATGAAAGAAAAAGCGTTCTCAATGAAACTTGGTAAGGCTATAAGAACTTGTGTAGAGAAAGGCTTTAGACTAGAAATGAAGAAACGAAAAAATGACAAAGGTATGAGTTTGAACTATTTATTCGTAGGAGATGATTGTGACAGTGAAGATATGGCATAGAGCAATAATTGAATTTTTTATAAAAGTTGTTATAATGTGTATAGTAGCAATTATACTAGGAGCAATAGACGCTATTGTAGAGTGTGTATTTATGAAAGATATATCATTATTTATACACTTTACAATGGGCTATTCGAGTTGTTTAATATTTAACTGGAGGTGGTGTATATGGCAGGAGGGAAAAGAAAAAAGAAAGTAGAAGAGTTTGACGCAGGTAAAATGCTAGAGGGAATTCTTAGAGGAGATAGACTAGATGATGATGAACGTTATAAAAAGAGCGTAGAGAATATTTATAAAAAGCTAAAACCTATATGGCTTCAAGAGTGTAAGGACGCAGTGTGGTTACTTCAAGATGATTATATAAGAGAAGTGGCAAGAATATTATATTTAGATGACCAAATGGGTGGTAATTTAGACCCAGAAAGTTTAAGCGAAGAGAACAGGAATTTATTGGGCTGGAAGCAAGTCCAATCTGTAATTGAAAGATATAGGGCATTAGATTATAGCTTAGTAGATTCCGAAAGTATTAAAGCCATATTATCAAGTATTATTAAGAACAAGCAGGCTCGTGATGCTGATAGATTAAAAGCAATTGAAATGTACCAGGGTATGTACTCAGGTGAAGGCATTGAGGGAATCACGTTTGTAAATGATTTATACAAAGGTGAGTTTAAAAAAGACGAAGATAAAAGTGAAGAATAAAAAAGTGAACAGAAATCAATCAAGTTAAAGGAGTGTGATTATTATAAAGAGAAAGTTAAGTGACCTAATTCTACCAAATTATTATGATTTACTAGAAGACGGTATCGGTGACCAATTAGAAAGAAGTCGAAAGATGTTCCTAAGAGGCGGACGTTTCTCTGGAAAGTCATACTTCGCTGCTCATCATATTATATTAAGCTTATTGTGCCTAGCTGCTGTTCATAAAGATGGCGAACCTTGGGCGTGTTGCTTGGCACTTAGAAAATATAGTAACACACTTAAAACCTCTGTTTACGCTGAAATTGCTAATGCTATAATAAACTTGGGTGTTGAAGATAAATTTCAAATGCTGACTAACCCAATGGAGATAAGACTTAAAGGTACTAAGAGCGTAATAAAATTTGCTAACCTGAACACAGCAGAAGACTATGGAAAAGTAAAATCTATTAAGTGGCCAGGTGGTTACTGTAGATTTATATGGTGGGAAGAGGCTGACCAATTTCAAAACAAGCATGACGTTGACCAAATTTTATTAAGTTTGTATCGTGGTGGTGACATATTTGAAACCATATTTACTTATAATACGCCGTTTAGTCCATCACACTGGTTAAACGTAGGCTGGCGTAATGAACGTGAAATGGCTAGTGAAGGTAGACACGAAAGAGTTTATTTCAAACACGTTAATTTATATGATATACCAAGGGGAATAGTCCCTGAACAGGTATATGATATGGCAGAAGCCATGCGTGAAGATAACCTGCAAGAGTGGAAGCACGTAATCATGGGAGAAGTGGGTGACCCTGCTACGATGGTGTTCCCAAATGTCAAGGCTGTTCGTGATAAGGACGTAGACTACTCAGATTTTACTATGGGACCGTCGCAATGGCGTTGGTTTGTGGGCATGGACTATGGTTACAGGCCTGACCCTACCGTAGGAGTAGTCTGTGGATATAACAGATTAAATAAAATTTTATGGATAGTAGATGAAACGAGAGGTATAGGCTGGAGTGAAGATGGTATCTATATGAACGTAGTCGAGATGCTGAAGCGTGGAGGAGCTGGTGTTAAAGAACTATGTGCTGGTGCAATCAATACTTCAAGTTTAATAAACTCAGAAATAGATAATAGAATTATAGATGGTTTAAGAGGAAAAGGTTTGAACATATATCCTGTTAAAAAAGTAAATGGCTCAAGAGATATTTCATATCAATTTTTGACAGGAGGATATGGAGATATTCGAGAAATCTGGATTGATTCGGAACAGTGTCCTGGCATCTGGGCAGAATTTATTTCGGCAGAATTTTTGAGACGTGATATTGGTGGCAAAGAAATAATTGTACAAGAGTGGCCAACTGTTAATGACCATCGGTATAGATGCGACAAGATATGCTACGATTGATTTATGGGAAGGACGTGCAGTTACTGGAAGCAGGAGGACGTTATTATGATAGGAGACTTGTTCAATAATAACAAAAGAAAAGACGTGTGTACTAGACTGGACCAAGTCATGCGATTTGGGAAGAAGTGGAAGCAGGAAGCAAGTGGTTATTACGTGTGTACTACTGATGATATGGGGAACAGAAAGAGATTACACGTAGAGGTCTGGGAAAGACACTATGGGGTGCGTGTACCACCCGGTTGTATCATTCACCATTTAGACTGGAATAAAACTAATAATAATATAGAGAACTTAATATGTTTAACTGTATGGGAGCATGAGCAGGTGCATAATGTGGTCGGTGGTGAGGCTGGTAAGAAATTAGGATATGAATTAGTGGGGAATAGAGTTGACGGACTGCCACCTGATATGATATAATTGGGGAAGTATGAACATTTTTGTTTGGCGTTTCACCAACGTTAAATAAATAAAAAAGGACTGGTATGAGCCAGTCTTTTATTTTTTGCAAGTGACAATAGGTCTACCATCTGGATTCTCTGGTGTTGGAATAGTAAGAGTAGGCATCTGTGGTGAACGGACACCAGGTGGAAAATATATAGGTGCTTGTTGTGTTGATTTCTTTTGCTTCAATAAGTGGACTATGTAATTAGCTACTGTCCTATCATCTGCGTCTGCTTGTGTTTTTAGTGTTTTATATAAATCATCTGGTAGCGTTAAACGTACTTGCTTCGCCATTATTCTCTCTCCTTTCTTGTTGAACTTCATCAAACATGGTTATATCTATCTCACCTGGTGTAAGCTCTCGCTTTAAAACTCCTTCAATGAATTTTTTACATTGCTCAAATGTGTTCATCGTTGTATCCATTGGTGATATATCAAATGTTTCTACCCATATTTTTATCTTGCGTTTTATTTCTTCTTCTTTTACATCTGCTTCTGTTTTCTCTCGTACATCTTTTATAAATGTAGTTGTATCTTCAATTGCTGTTGCGTCATATAATTTGTATTTAGATATGTATTGCTTTATTGCTATCGCTAACTCTTCCCATATTCTATGATTATGTAAGCGTGCAATTGACGTTAATACTTGATAGTCTTTTGTGTTCACTATTGTTTTTATCGTTTTTGTTTTTGGTGGTCTTGGCATAAAAATTTACCTCCTTTTTTTATTATTTTTGTTATTGTTTTTTATTATAACATAGTGGGTAAAAAGTGTCAATATGGGAAAAATAACCCTATAATGGGTATAAAGTGACTATTGGGGTAAAGGGTGGTTAAGGGTGGTTATAATGGGTATAAAGTCACCTTTTTTTAGGGGGTCTAAAATGAGCAGAGCAACCAGGGAAACGATTGGTAGAGTAAGAACAGACGATTTCGGTTGACCTGCTTTTTGCGATTTTACATTGTAGCTACTTTTTTACATTTTTTTATATAATTTTTATATTTTTTTCTTTACTAATTTTTTTCTA